CCTAAGGCAGGCGTGTTATTTCACAATGGGATATATGCAACTGTTCAGGCCGGTACTACACTAACCGTGTTTTTTACAGAGGCGTAGTATGGCTAAGCAGATTGATAAATCTAAGATGGCTTGTAACAAACCCAAGAGGGATGTACAGGGCGGTAAGAAGTTTGTTGTGAAGGCTTGTGCGAATGGCAAAGAGAAGATTATTCGCTTTGGCGACGCTAACATGACAATTAAGAAGAATAACCCGGAGCGACGCAAAAGCTTCCGTGCGAGGCATAAATGTGATACACCAGCTGGTAAGAATAAACTTACAGCTAGGTATTGGTCGTGTAAGAAATGGTGATAAAATGAGCCTATGCTTACCGAAATTTGGAGAGGATAAGATTATGGCTGGACGTTGGCTACGAAATATTAAGGACGGTGAAATCTACGGTTGGAACGAGATTCTAGCTGAAAATCCTAACACCGAAGAAATTACTGAGGAACAAGCGTTCCCAGAAAAATTTATGACAAAGAAACAAAGTACTCGTAAAGCTAAGGTAAACTTGGAGACTGAACTGCCAGAAGTTGGCGATGATACTCCAGAGGAGTTAGCCGAGGAAGCAAGTAAAGGTTTGCCTAAATGATTTTAGATGATGTCATCACAGAGGTAAGACGTATCCTACAGGATACAAACTCACCACAGCGTTATAGCGACACTGTGTTGTTGGGTTTTGCTAATCAGGCATTGAAGCGTATTGCTGTGCTTCGTCCTGATTTGTTTGCTTACATTGGTGACATTACTTGTACTGCAGATTCTGTGGTGCAATCTATGCCGTCGGATTCTATCCGTCTCATAGAAATTTACTCTGTTAAGAATGGTAACGGAGTTATAGAAACTAACAGGGAGGCGTTAGACCAAGCATATCCTACTTGGATGAACGATACGGCAGGTCCTGCTGTTAACTTCATGCGACATGTACGAAATGCTAATAAGTTCTTTATCTATCCTAAAGCTCCTGCTGACCAAGTATTGGTTGGTGAATACGCTCAAACTCCCCCTGACTACAACGGTACAACTGATGTGGCACTCCTTCCTGATGCCTATTTCCCAGTGGTTGTAGACTGTACAGTGTTCATTGCAGAGTCCGTCGATAATGAGCATGTGAACTCAAAACGAGCTGAGCTATTCCAGCAGTCCTTCACTCAAGCGCTTGGTGTAGCAGGTCAGAGCAGAGCTATTACTGACCCAGAGCGCGGCGGACTTGAACAGGAGGATGTTGTCTAATGCCTAGCAGAACTTTTAATGAAATTGTTACTCGATTATCTCCTAGTGTCCCGGGTTGCCCAACGCCAGTCATAGAGCAGTATGTTCGTGATGCAGCTATTGTTGCTTGTGAAAAAACTCTAGCTTGGCGCTATGAGCAGCCTAAGGTTCGTCTAGTTCCCGGTGCTTATTTTTACGCATACGATACTCCAAACGATGCAGAGGTTCATGCGTTCCTTACAGCAACAGTTAACGGAACTAAACTAACTCCTGTCACAATAGAAGATTTATACGATATTCTCCCTAAGTGGCCTAACCAAAGTGTCGATGAGCGTTCTGAACCTCGCTATATTACTCAGTTAGACCCTGACCATTTCTCATTAGCACCAGTTCCAGATGCGACAACAAATTACGATGTTCGTATGATTGTTTGCTTAAAACCTTTACGAACTGCTGATAAAATGGATAAGACAGTTCTTGATGAACTAGAGAATGTAATCATGCATGGAGCGCTTCAACATCTTCTTGTACTACCTGATAGGACGTGGAGTGACCGTGAGTTAGCTAACTACCACGCTAAACAGTTTACTGTAGGTTTAGCAGAGCGTAGAGCTAGAACTAACATAGGTGCATCTAAATCATCCGTAAGGGTGCAGATGCAGAAATTTGCGTGAGGTAGGATATGGCTGACATAATCAAACTAGTAAAAGGAGATGAGTTACCACAAATTACTCTCACGTTAACTGACGATATTTCAGGTT